GGCCGGATATCAAGTCGAGCCCCATCTACGCCAACGGGATCTGGTCAGACCGGTTCGAAGTCGGCTACCCGCGGTTGGGTCGCAGCCTGGCGCAGAGCCACCTGACGTTCATCGTCGGGGTGAACTGCGAGATCGTCGAGTGGGAGGAGGACGGCGCGTCCTCAACTACGTTCATCGACTGCGTATCGACCAACACCGCCGATGCGTCCAACCCGCTGTTCGCTTCCTATGAGGCGCGGTTCATGTACGGCGCCGGATGGGTGCGCCTGGAGGACGCGCTGAGCTTCACCGACGTGTCCGTGCAATCCACGCTCGATGAGAAGGCCAAAGCCGAGCAGGCCGCGCGGTCCGGCATCATCCTTTCGGTCAAGATCAAACTACCGGACGCGGACGAGGATCCGATCATGGGCAGCTACGGGGTGGGGGATGACTGTCGGCTGATCGTGCCCCCGGGCCCCGCGTTCGTAGACGGCTACGACATTCAAGTGCGCATCGCCGCGATCTCCGTGCAGGCCGGACAGATGGACACCGTCACCATCACGATGGCGCCTGCGCTGCTCGACGGCACCACGATCATCCCGGTGCCCTAGGAGGCCGCCCATGACCCGCGTCGCTCGCTCGATCGAACTCTCGGAATGGCTCACGCGCACCGAAGAGCGACTGTCCACGGCCGAGCGCCGGTTAGCTGCCGCCGCACGCCCCGCGCAGGGCTCCACTGCGGTGATCACCGGGCCCAACCTGTTGCCCAACCCGGGCTATGAGGGCAAACGCCTGGACGGATGGGTGAACTCGCAACAGGGCCTGTTGGTCGGCGGCCCGGACGCGCTAGCGGGCGACTGGTCGTTCCGCATGAGCCACGTGGCTTCCACCCCCGTGGTCACCCGGGAGAAACGATCTTTCGATATCTCCCCCTACGCCTGGCGCAACTACACCGGGGCTAACGCGTTCAAACCGGCTACCGGCTCCGATGGAGTGGATCACGCCTGGCAAGGCCAGTTCGATGCGGTGGACGGCAACACCCGCTCTTACCTCTGGTACGACCCGGCCGGGTTCGCCGAAGCGGTGGGCACCATCGCCGGGGACTGGGAATCGTTCGACCTGTTGATCTTCTGGGAGCACTGGTACTGGTCCGAAGGCGGCATCGCGGTGATCGGCGCGCACACCGTGAGCACCCCACCCGCGACCGGCGCCATCGGACCCACCACCAACTCATTCCCCAATCTGGTGCAATACCAGTGGCCGGGCCGCTACCTGACGGGTTCCTGCAACCTGATCAACATCGGCGGGATCGCCGACCGGATCCGGGACGGCACACTACGCGGCATCGAGCTGGGCCCTGGTCCCACCACGAACCTGACCTACTACGGGTACGCCCGGCCCTACGATGCCCGGCTGCGCGCCACGTTTTGGAAGACGACCAGCATTTCGATCACCGGGCTGTCGTCGGAAGTGCGCTCACTCGGGATGGGCGTGTCGGGTAACAACGTCAAGTGGAACGCACAGACCGTGGTCAAATCCACCGTCCCGGCGGCGGCCAAGCTGGGCGTGTGGTGGCGCAACGCGGGCGGCACCGTGACCGATGTGGACGTGGCCACGGTCAACCTGGGCGCCAACGCCACCACCCCGATGGCGGGCACCACCGCAGCCGCGTTCTCCGACGTCGCCGTGGATCTCGGCGTCTACCTCAAGGTGACCGGTAGCCCACCGTCGGACGGGTCGGGGACCACCATCCCCTGGAACTACACGGTCGACGACTGGATCTTGCGTCAGCAAATCGCAGGCTAGGAGAGATCATGACGTTGAAAGCGCTGTACCTGCAAAGCGGGGCCTACAACGCGCTCGATGATCGGATGCTGGCCGGGATGCTGCTCGACGTCGCATCCGACCCACTGTCCGGGGTGGGCCGCATCGTCACCGGGCTGCTCACCTCGGCCCAAGGCACCCCCAACATGACCGTGTCGGTGTCGCCGGGTCGGGCCATCGTGCCCACCCCGGCATCGGACGGCGGCGGCTATGCGGTGATGAACGATGCCTCGCTGAATGTCACCGTGACCCCGGTGTCCACGCTGCCGCGGGTGGATCTGATCCTGATGGCGGTCGACGACGCCGACTACTCCGGTTCGATCTACGGGCCCAAGATCTACTGTCTGGCGGGCACCCCGGCTGCGTCCCCGGTGGCCCCGGCCCAACCGGCGGGCACACTGCTACTGGCCACGCTCAACTTGCTGGCGAACGCCACGTCGGTGGTCAACTCCGCCATCTCCCGCAACCTGTGGACCGTGAACGAGGCCGAGTACTACGCGAGCACCGTCCAAACCCTGGCCCAAGGCGGGGACCGGCCGCTCATGTTCCCGGTGGTCGGCTCGGCTACCGCGATCGTCACCAAGGGCATCGCCACCGGCGGCGCGACCGCCGACGCCAGGTTCACGATCAACCGCGATGGCGTGTGGACGATCGACGCGGGCTATCGGCTCAACGGCGCGCAGGACGGCAAGTCGGGAGGTATCTGGCTGGGCCTGGACGGCACCTCGGCGTTCCGGTTCTGCGGCTCCTTCACCACCAACGCCGTGATGGCCAACACCAACACGACGACACCGGAGGCGGGTGGCCCACCCGGGGCAACCCAGGAGTGGAGCATCTCGTGCACTCGGCGGTTCGGCACCGGTACCTCGTTCAACGTCTACGGCTGGCACAACAACAACTCGTCCCGCAACTCCGAGCCGTTGGGTCAGACCAACCATATCCGGCTGGTCTGGCTACGGCCCTGAGAGGAGATCGACATGGCGATCGAAGAGTTCCGGATGGCCGGGCTCCCGTTCCCGCAACCGTCCCCCTCGTCCGTCTTGCTGATCGAGTGGGACGGCACCAACCAAGACGATGTGATCGCGTTCCTGAACGGCATCGAGGAGGAGTGGAACCAAGAGGAGTGGACCTACAGCATCCTGAATGATCAACTCATCGTGATCGGCAGTCGCTCGGGACCCCAGCAACCGATGGACGCCTACGCCTGGTTCCGCCTGGAGGGGGGGAGCGGTGGGATCAACCGGCTCTACATCATCCCCCCGGAATACCACCTCGGAATGATCAAGACTAAAGATCCTTTCGGCCGCCCGCCGAGTATCGACTACCTGATCGGGCCGGTTGACGGATCCTGGGAGCACCCGGAAGGGCCACCCCCGTCGGGGCCGGAACAGCACTAGCCCCGTCACCTTGCCCCACCCCACTACGCTCTGCGCGTGTAAACGATGGGAGGCACCCATGCCGATGTGGTCCGATCTACCCCGGGCGTTCGAAGGATCCGGGCTGAAGGTGATCGAATACTCGGGATGGCAGACCCGCGGCCACGGCACCCCGGGCACCGTGCAATGCGTGGCCTGCCACCACACCGCCGGACCCCCGACCGGCAACACGCCGAGCCTCAACACCGTGGTCTATGGCCGCTCGGATCTGCCCGGCCCGCTGTGCAACCTGTACCTCTCGCGCGCCGGGGAGGTCTACATCATCGCCGCGGGCATCGCCTACCACGCGGGCAACACGCAACAGCCGTGGCAGGCGAACAACACCGACGTCGGGATCGAAGCCGAAGCGACCGGCGTGGACCCGTGGCCCAAGGCGCAATATGACGCGTTCGCCCGGATGTGTGCATGTCTGGCGTCCTACTACCGGCAACCGGTCGCACGGGTGCTGGGCCACAAAGAGATCTGCTCTCCGACCGGGCGCAAGATCGATCCGAACTTCGACATGAACGCGTTTCGCACCGCAGTGGGCGCGGGCGGCGCAGCACCGACCCCGGCGGCCAAAGACTTCCCCGACGATGAGGAGAACCAAATGTTGATCTTGTTCACCACCGTCATGACCGACCCCGGTAAGCCTGCCGTTCCCGAGACCCCCGAGGTACCGCCGGACCCGGGCGACCCGAACGCGGACCCGCCGATCCCGCCTACCGACGGCTCCCCCGCCGTGCCCGGCTCCCCCGCCGTCCCGCCCAAGTACCGCTATGACCTACGCGGGCAACGCACCTGCGAGGCCGGGGGCGGCTCGAACATCGCATCGGCGGCGTGGGCGTGCGTGTCCTCGGCGTGGGGCGGCTGCAACGTCTACCTTGCTGCGGGCGACGGCAAGGGCCGTACCTGGAATCTGCTCGGCTCCCCGGGCAAGCCTGCCCGGATCAACAACAACGCGCAGATCCCGTTCCCGCTCCCGGCGGGCGCCCGACTGGTCACCATCGAAGGCCAGCGCGACACCGATGGCACGGTGATCGCTTGCGACGTCTACAACCTGCGTTAGACCGCTCGGCGCGTGCGCATGTCGGCTGGGCATTCCGGCGCGGTCTGGTTGGCCGCCGCGTCGCTAGCGTCGTTCATCATGGGCGCATTAACCGTGATCATGGAGTGGATCAATCGCCCGATCCCCCCTGCGATTTTCTACGTCGGGGGCGCTGCGCTCTGTGGCGTGCTCTGGGAGACCGTGCGCCAGATGACCCGCCCGGATCGGCATCGGGTGACCCGGCGCGAGCTGCACCGTCGATCACGGGCACGGGGCTGGTCAGCGGATCGGTCCGCGGATCGAGTAGCACGGACAGATCAGGCGGCATTCCTGGCGAACCCGGCGCCGCGGGTCGGGCGTGTGGATGACTATGGAACCGCCACCGCCCGGCCCGGCGCTGCCGCCCGATCGACCCCTGCCCGTCGCGTCCGCTACCACCCCGATGAAGCCGATCCGCGGACAGCGGCATGGCAACGGCGGAACGCGACGGCCCGGCGCCCCCCACCTGGGGCCCGTTTACACGATCTGCCTCACGGTGTTGATCCTGATCTCGTTCGTCGCGCTCGGGAGCGGCGACCTGCCCGACACGGCCAAGGTGCTGGCGCTGGTCGTGGGCGCGGGTAGCGCCGGGATCCTGCTGGGCCGCAACGTCAACGTCACCGTGAACGGGCACGGGCTCCGCGTCGAACACGGCGAGCGGGTCGGCACGTCTCAGCAACTCCCACATGAAGATGATCAGCGAGACCAGAAATAGCGCGACCAGGCCCATGCCCGCGAGCCCCCCGATGGCCGCGCCGGTGAACGCGGACAGGAACCCGATGCCCAGTGCCACCAGCATGATCGCCGCGCACATGATCAGTAGGGCCAGGTAGCTGAACGCCTGGGCCAGTCGCTGGCCGTAGGATCGCCCCGCGTTTACACGCTCAGCACGGTGGCGGCCCATGCCCTGTCATCGAGCACGGGCCACCCCGTGTGTCCCCCCTCCCCGGTGGGGAGGCCAGTGGTCACCACTAGGCGGCAAACGGGCTCTGCTCCCATAGCGCCAGGCGCTGCGAATCGGTCTTACCCTTGATCAGGATGGCCAGCGCATCGGCTTTCGGCATCCGGCCCGGGTAGCTGTCGGGCAGTGAGTACCAGCGTCGGACCAGTGTCAGCGTGCCGTGGCTACGATGATCGTCCCGGTCGGCGGTACACCGGTCGCAGTGAAACCGCTGCGCCCACAGCCGCACCCCTTGTGAGGTCATGGCCAGCCAGCCTTGATCATCCCAAACGTGTCCGTAGGCGCGGCATCGCAGCATCACGACGACCTGCCGGGCGGTGCGCTTATTCAAGATCAGCTCGCCCTCTTGAACACGCAGTCGCCCTGGATCTCGAACGCGGCGTCGGTCGAGCGGATCGTCACTGTGGCCGCCCCGCGGGTGTTGCCATTGGCAATGATCGAATCGGTCTGGCCGTCGGTGTCGCGCAGCCGCGACCAGTAGCAGTAGTGCTCCACGGTGCCCGGCCCGGCGGTGCGGTAGCGGCCCGGAGCTATCTGCCCGGACCCGTTGCCCACGTCGTAGTTGCCCTCCCCGAACTCATTGGCCGGTTTGGCGTCTGCCTTGGGTGGCAAGATCACCCGATCGGGCACCACCGGCGGGGCGGGCGCGGCGGCCGGGGCGGGCGTAGGCACGACCACATCGGGAGCGGGCGACCTGTCCAGTAGGCCGATCAGCACGAGCAGCGCGGCCACCGCGAAACCGACCGCGGCGAAGATCCGCAGACCACGGCGGCGCGGCGGGGGTGGCGAGCCGGGATCGGCCTGCGGGCCGGGGATCTGCTCGACGGGCGGGCCGTAGCCGGTTCCGGGGGCCGGGCGGGCGCTGGGCTGGTAGAGCGGTGCGTCTTCCGCGCGCCACTCGTTGTACTGATTCACGTGATCCTCTCGAACTGATCTTTGGCTGGTTGCGTGTCTGTGCAAGGTGGAGGGTCCGGCGCGGATTGTAGGGCGCACCGGCGCCGGACCCTCCGGGAGTGGGGTGGTGGCTGTCACCCCTGGGCGGTGGGCCACTGCGTCGGGTCGGTCGACTCCACGGCATCGGCGAACGCGGCCACGTTGCCGTAGGTGCGGCGCACCCAGCCGTACAGGAATCGGGCATCGCAGCCGGGGGCCCACGTCGAGCTGGGCCCGCGCGGCTTACCGCAACCGCAGCGGCACAGGTTGTCTTGCATGGTCATGATCGTTAGATCCTCTCGTCAGAACGGCGGTTCGCCGTGCTCGATGTCGCGGAAGACCGTACCGATCGGCGCGTCGGCGGTGGGGTCGTAGTCAGCCCATTCGTCGGGGCGGGTGTCGGTCCAGATCTCTTCCATGCCCTAATAGTACAGGGTGTACTGAGAGTATAGGGTCCGGTCGGGGGTGAGACGGGCCACACTGCCCCGCGTTTACACGGGCTGGTCGGGGCTTCCCTCTCCACTCCTGTCGTGCTCGATCGGCTGGTCAGGCGAAGCGGTGCGCCAGTCCGGCCACGCGCGGCGGCTGTTAGTCGCCTGTTTCGCGAGCAGAGCCCACGCGATGTCATCGGGAGAGATGCCTTGGCGCCACGCGCCATCGAGCGCCAGGATGATCAAATCGGCCCATTCGTACGGATCACGGGGAGTGGCCCGCACTTCCTCGATCTCTTTGGCCATGTGCGCGAGCACCCCATTGAGTCGATCACCAGGCCCGAATGCGCGGGTCGAGAAATCGATCTGACGTTCGATATAGGTCACAAGATCGAAGAATGGGGATCGTGTCCGATGGGGGCGGGACCCCTGGTCGTGATCGGGAGCGGCCAAGGGACCCGCCACGGCCGGTGCAGGGGTACCACTAGGGGAAGTGCCCGGCCGCGTCTTGTTCGTGCCATCGGGAACCGCGTGGTCCACGTTAGCGACCTTCCTGCCCGGTTGGATACGACTCGCCCGAATCCGGATCGAGATCGTCAAGATCTCTTGCCTCGCGGTCCGGGATGAATTGCCCGTCGTAGATCAGATACTGTTGGGTATCTTCCGCGTCGCCCAACTTGCGGACGATCAGTCGCAACCGGTCGGCAAGATCGAACACTTGCACGCGTACCTGGTCGTCGGGGTGTTCCGGGTCGAGATAGGCGAAGCCCTGCGCGTGCCGCTGCGGGCGTTGCATCTGGGCTGCCGCGTCCTGTTCACTGCGGGTGCGATGTGCCGAGGGACGATCCGCGGCGGCCTCCCGCGCGGCGGCACGTTCGGCATTCTTCCGTTCAGTGAACGTCAGCCAGTCCTGCCAGTGCGTCGGATGGGCGTAGGGGTCCGCGTTTACACGCTCTGCGTCGAGCTTGATCGCCACGTCCATCGGCGCCATCGTAGGCCAGGCGTCCCACCCCTCCGGAAGTTGATCTTCCCGGCCGGTCTGCTCGGCGATCACCCAAGGATCCGGGAGTAGCCGGTTGGCCCGGTAGGCGCGGCGCAACCGTTCCCGGTAGCGGGTGTCCCCACCCGGCGCCCACCGGCGTGAGGTCATCCGGCCGTCACCAGAGAAACAGGTACGGCGCACTGGTACACCTCCGCGGGGCGGGGGAAGGGGTGGCTCCACTTCCGAGCGCTCGATCACAGTCATGATCCTCTCCCTGTTCTGTCGGTGCCGTGTGGTTAGTTATCGATCATGGCGGCGATGGCCGG